ACTCCCTCATCGGGTAAAACTACGATGTGTTATCACATCATTGCTGAGGCTCAGAGAAGAGGCTTTAGGCCTGTTATTATTGATTCTGAGTACTCGTATAAAGATAAGTATGCTGAACAGTGCGGAATGGATGTTAGTGATCCTATCATTGTACAGGGTACTATTATTGAGGATATACTTAAGGCGGTCACTCCATTATTGGAGGATCAGAATGAGAAGCACATCTATTTGGTGGATTCTCTGTCTAACTTGATGAAGGATGAGTTTTATGCCAAGCCTGAGGGTGGCAAGGCTTTGGGTCTTGCTGCGAGGTCTCAGGGATATTTCCTTCAAAAGTTGGTGAACTATCTGCATAAGGAGCGCAACATGATGTTGTTTGTCTCCCATCAGATGATAGATTTGAGTGGTATGTATCCCACTCTACGTGGTAAGTATGGCAATACGGTGCATCATAATATGCATAATATTATCAAGCTTTTCTTGTCGATGTCTCAAGCTGAGATGGAGAGGGATAAGGCGAAGATGATTACTTCTCAGAAGGTTATGTGGAGTGTTGAAAAGACAAAGCAAAGGGCGTCTATTGGAACTTCTGGACACTATTATGTACTACCTCAAGAAGGCGGTATTGATGACTTGCGTGAGTTGATTGACATTGCTGTTGAGATGGAGATCATTGAGCGTCGTGGTGCTTGGTTCTACTATGGTGAAGAGAAGTGGAATGGTGCAGGTAATATCAATCTATCTGATGTACAGCATCAGGAGATTTCTTGTAAGGTGTTGGTAGGATGAAACGCACTGAGAAGGAAGAGATTAAACGGGATGGCGCTAAGGCTGTAAAGAATTCTGGTCGTGGTATGAGGAAGGGTGATGCGATGAAGAACGATTTTCTTATTGATTATAAGCATTGTGGAAAGTCGCATACTGTTTCTCTTGCCAACTGGAGGAAGCATGCTAAGGATGCCTGGAATGAGAATTATAAGCATCCTTTGCTTTGTTTGGTGCTTGGTGAAGATAGTGAACGTAAGTTGGCTGTAGTTGAGTGGTCGGTATTTTTAGAGTTGGTGGAAGGAAGCGATTATGAGTAACGATATTATACTATCAATGGATCAGATCAGAAATGCTATGGGTGACAAGGCTGAGGAATTTGTTGAGGTTATGCGCCTTGTTGATGATATTATCGAAAACCCGGGCAGGTATATTGGTATGCAGGCTGCAAAGTCTGCTGCTATTTTGGCTGCGTATAGGACTAAGGTGATTGTAAAAGCACAAGCATATAAGAGGAATTCAACAATTATGTCAAATGAAGACAAGATTACCAAGGATATATGGTATACTTTACATGAAGCTTTGGAGGAAAATATTAATACCCTCAAGCTTCTGGCTAGGAGTGCTACGTGAAATCTTTACAACGGTTGAAGATGGCCGACGTCCTCGATGAGAATGCAGAATCATCTTTAGAGGAAAAACTAATTAAGGCTGTAGATGATTATTTGGTTGTTAAGAATCAAAATGACTTTAAGCGTGTAGATGGATTCCATCCAAGTTACACGAATCAATGTCCTAGATATTGGGTGTATCTGTTTAGGGGTGTGGCTATTGAGCCTACTTTCACAGGTCACACGTATAGGATATTTGATAATGGTCATGCTGTTCACGATAGGTTGTATGATTATTTTAGGAATATGGGTATCTTACTAGAGGAAGAGATTCCTTTAGAGCATAAGGAGCCACCTATTAGGGGTACTGCTGACGGTATTATCGAGTGGGATGGGCGAAAGTTGATTGAACTTAAGTCAATATCTCAGGAGGGGTTCCATTACAGGTTGCTGCATAATAAACCTAAGGATGATCATATTAGGCAGGCTCAGGTTTATATGAGATGTTTGGATCTGGATGATGGTTTTGTTATCTATGAGAACAAGAACAATCAGCAGATATTGCCTATCTACATGAAGAGAGATGACGTCTATATTGACAAGTTGTTTAAGAAGTGGTCGAAGTGGTATGACGCTTTTATAGATGACAAGTTGCCTGTAAGACCGTATAAGATTACGTCACCCAAATGCCAAAACTGTGATGCGAAAGCATTTTGTTGGGGTGATAGCGAAGAAGGTGTCAAACTCTAGAAATTGCGCTAATCCTGATTGTAATAAGCCTTTTATGCCTAGAGTATATAATGCAATATATTGCAGTGCGGAATGTCGTAAAATAATTACTAATCAAAAGGTTTTACAACGCTACTATGACAAAAAGGCTCGTCTTAATTCTCGTCGTACTTGTATAACTGAAGTATGTGGTACGGTACTATCTCGTTATAATGTGGAAGATATTTTTGAACAATGCAAAAGAGAAAGATTCATACAGAGACTGGTTGGTTGGGGTTGGAATGAAAGATTGGTTCGTAAGGAATTTGAATGAAAACACTCAATAGTTTAAAAAATAAAAGAGTATTAGGTGTAGATCCCGCTACTCACTCTTTAGCTTGGGCCATATGCGTACTGGACGGTCAGGGTGATGTGAGTTTGGCGGACTATGGTAAAATACAGCTTGTAAAACAGAAAGGAATGGAGGTCAAGGTACAGGGTATTGTGGATTGCCTTCCAGGGGTACTCGCAGTATCTAAACCTGATATAGCATACATTGAACAAACAGTATACATTCAGAATTACCAAACGAGCAGGGACCTCTCCTATATTGTGGGAGCATCTATGGCTACAGCTGCTTTATATAAGATTCCAATTGTGGAAGCGTCGCCTTTGGTTTGGAAGACCCAAATAGGGTATAATAGAGTAACGAAGAAAGATATTCTCGCGTGGTCTCAGGCCATGGGGGAGAAAGAGGCTAAGAAAAAGGCTTCATACGAAAGAAAACATAGGGTCAGGCGCCTG